TGCAACAGAGATGAGGAAGTCCGGTCTTTCATATTCTGGTCAGATCCAACTTCCTGTAGAAGAAAGAGCAGCTACTGACGGTGCTATTGTTGCTACTGTAGCTGATCAGGGTAAGGAAATTGTTGAGACTGAAAAGCTTGACATTCTTGCTCCACTCAGAGGCAAGTCTATTCTTGCAGAGGCTGGTGCTACATTCCTTACAGGTCTTGTAGGTAACATTTCTATCCCTACTTATTCAGGTTCTACCTGTGGTTGGAAGGGTGAGATGGTAGACGCTGACAATGGTAAGGGTGAGTTTGACACTGTTGAACTTGCACCAAAGAGACTCACTGCTTACATCGACATCAGCAAGCAGTTCCTTGTACAGGACAGTGTTGGTGCAGAGGAAATGTTGAGAAGTGACATTGTGAATGCTCTTGTAGCAAAGTTGGAGCAGACCATCTTCGGTGATGCTGCTGGTACCAATGACAAGCCTGCTGGTATCTTCTACCAGGCAGAGGAAGCTAACCCATCTTGGGCTGGTGTATGTGATGCAGAGGCTGACCTTACTGACTATCTTGGTGACAAGAGATTTGTCATGAGCCCATCTGCAAAGAGTGTCTTCAAGCAGACCACTATTTCTGGTGAGAAGTCTGATTTGAGAATGCTTATGAATGGTAATGAAGTTGATGGTTATCCAGTATCTGCTTCTTCAAATGTAGTTGATGGTGGTTATGCATTCGGTGACTTCAAGGAATTGGTAGTGGCACAGTGGGGCAGTATTGACATCGTTGTTGATCCTTACACCCTTGCAACCAAGAATGCTATCAGATTGGTTATCAATGCCTTCTTCGATGCAAAAGTTAGAAGGTCTGGTGCTATCAAGGCATACATCCTTGACAATGGATCAGATTCTGACTAATCCATAACTTTCTTCTTTTTTCATTCGACTGGGGTGGGGGTTACCCCATCCCAGTCATTTTTATATAAGTAAAAGCTATAAAGAATGTATCTTACATTACAACAGGTGAAACAGCACCTGATTATAGATCACAATGATGATGACCAGTATCTGGCAGACCTCATCACAGTAGCAGAGAATGCAGTATGTAAAGACCTCAACCTCTATTCATTAAAGCAGATTGAGGACTGTACAGGCATGCTCCCTGCTTCTGTCATCCAGGCAATGTTGCTCCTGATAGGTACATTGTATGCCAACAGGGAATCTGTCAGCTATGGTAACCCTACTGTTGTTCCTCACAGTTATCAGTACTTGCTGGATCTCAACAGGAATTATATAAACAAAGCATAAGACAATGAGGGCAGGACTTCTGACTGAAAGAATCACCTTCTACAAACTGGTGAAGGTAAAGACTGACACCGGCAGTGAGGACAACACCTATGTGGTTGACCATCATTGCAGGGCCAGGAAGTCATATACTGGTGGTGACAGGGAGAATGAGAATGGAGACATCTTCTACTCCCACCATGTCATCTTTGAGATAAGACAGGGTTATGACTTTGATGAACTGTACAGGATAGAATGGGATGGTGGTATGTACAGGATTGAGTGCATTGAGAAGGACAGGAAGAATATGAGTGTGAGAATCACCTGCTCTTTGGTGAATGATTAACTATGGATACAGGAATCAATGTAGATGACAAGCAGGTGATCCAGGCCCTGGCAAGACTGTCCTTCAAGCAGATGGACAAAGCTTACAGGACTGGTATGAAGAAATCCCTGGACCCCATCCTGAAACAGACCAAGACCAATTTGAGGAGATCTGGAATCAAGAATGTGAACAAGCCCTATGTGAGTAAGAAGACTGGTAAGAGGTACATTTCAATGTTGCAGGGTGTGAAGACATCTGTTTACATTGGCAACACAGAGGATTCTTATGGTAAGGTTCACATTATGAAGGAGTTCAGACTGAAATGGTTTGAGAAGGGTACACAGACCAGGAAGACAAACAAAGGATACAAAAGAGGAAGTATCCAACCTAAATGGTTCTTCAGGAGTGCAGTGCAGCAGAGAGAGAAAGAGGTAGAGAACACCCTGGATGAAAACATAAGGAACAGTATAATACAAGCATGGAATAAGAGATGAGTAGTTTATCAAAATTATGCAATATTGGTAAGTTGATCTACCCTAAATTGAATAGTGTATGTTCAACATATCCACTTGTTGCTGAAAATAGTGTGAAATTCCCTTTCATTATATACAGGACTTCTGCATCAAGACCTGTAAATTCAAAGGATGGGATATATGACTGGATTTATACAGTTGAGATAAGGGTTGTATCTGACAAGTATGATGTAGCATCTGACCTTTCAATACAAGTTGTAGACAAACTACTTGAATTAGAGGATGTTATGGACATGGAAGTTGAAGATGTAACAGAGGACTATGTGGAGGACGCTTATGTCAGAAACATAAATATTGTGATATCAAAATAATATAAAATAGTATACTATGGGAATAATTCGTGGAAAAAAGTTGATGCTCTTCATTGAGAAGACATCAGGTAATTTCAAATCAATTGGTTATGCTACCAATCACAGTCTTTCAACAAGTGCTAACACAATTGATGTAGCACACAAGGACTTGGCAGATTCTGCCGGTGGTAGATGGGAGGATCAGGAGATTGATACTCTTAACTGGACAATCACCACAGAAAATTTCTATGCAAATTCCGCTGAGGGTGTTTCTTTTGGTGATTTGTTTGACTACTATGCTGCTGGAACTGAACTTAATGTGAAGTTTATGATTGCAGCAAACTCAACTTCTGGTGTTCCTTCTGGTGGTTGGGTACCAGACACTACTGCTGGTGATGATGTTCTTTCAGGTAAGGTGATTATCACATCTATTGATATGAATGCACCTGTATCTGACCAGGCTTCATTTTCAGTGACATTCACTGGTAAGGGACCTTTGAGTCACAGTACCATTTCTGCCTAACAGGAAAAGAAAATCTAACAAAAAAATAAGGGGGTGACAAAAAATCACTCCCTTATTTGTTATGTTTATTATATGACAGAAGGAGTTATATACAGATACAAGAGTCCAAGTGGTAAGTACTACATTGGACAGACTATTGATGAAGGTAAAAGAAGAGTTAAATTCTTGAATAATAACTTACATTATGGTGGACCAAAGATAGAAGCAGCAAGAAGAAAATATGGTCCAGAGAACTTTGAGTACACTGTGTTGATGAAAGTCATTGGTGATAATCCAGATGAAGTAAAACACTATTTAAATCAACTTGAACAATTCTTTATTGTCAAATATAACAGCATCAAGGAAGGATATAATCTACAAGAAGGTGGAAATTCACATAGAGGACAAACACCTTGGAACAAGGGTATGAAAATGGATAAACCGTCATTATTGAGAGGAATAAAATTAAGTAATGAACATAAAAGAAAATTAAGTGAATCACATAAAGGTAGAACTCCCTGGAATAAAGGAATCCCACATTCAGAAGAACAAAAAATAAAATTGAGGATTTCAAGACAGGGTAGAATCTTTTCAGAAGAAACAAGAAGAAAGATTAGTATTGGTAATAAAGGTAAGATTTCACATATAAAAGGCAAGCACAGAGTATATAATCCTGATGGAACATATCATTATGAATAGGGTGAGGACATATCCTCACCCTTGTTTTTTACCATAAATACTTAAAATAAAGGAGATTGTTTATGATTACTATTAATGAAAAGAATTATGAATTGAAGTACTCTTTGAGGAGTATGTTTGCCTGGGAAACCATCACTGGAAGACCATTTGAAATTTCAACTTTAATGGATACATACATCTTTTTCTACTGTTGTATCATTTCTGAATCAAATAACCCTCAATTGGAGTTTGATGAATTCATTGCTGCTTGTGATGAAAACCCTTCACTGATGACAGAGTTCAACAGTTTTGTACAGAAGGAGATGGACAGAAGAAGTCTGATGGCAGGTGATAAAAAAAAAGTGACAAGGAAGAAGGGGAAAAATTAAGTGTAAGGGAAATCTACTCCATCCTGGTTTTGCAGTGTGGTATTGCCCCGGATTATGCACTTGACAGGATGGAAGTGTATGAAATTGAAGCACTTATTGAAAACCTGTGGATGAAGAACAAGGAATCCTGGGAACAGGCAAGGACTATCAGTTACATCACTGCACAGTGTCAGAGTACCAAGCAGTTGGATATGAAGTCAATGATGCCTTTTGTCTGGGAGAAGGAGACCAAGCAGGAAATCACACAGGAGGAAAGAGACCAGATGTGGAAAGAGATGAAAGAGATGGAAAACAGACTGAATAAAAAATAATGTAATTATATAATGGCCAACCAGTTAGTAGTGCAGCTCCTGCTGAAAACGGGAGCATTTAGTCAAGATTTAAAACAAGCAAAGGGTCAGGTTCAGAACTTCCAGAAGGGCTGCCAGGATGCTGGTAAGTCCCTTAATGCATTTGGTAGTGCTATGGGTATCAACCTGGGTACTATCACCAAGTTGGCAGGAGGTATTGGTCTTGCCACAGTTGCTGGTAAGGAGTTCAAGGCCATCCTTGACAGTACACAGACAACCAGTGATGCCTTCCAGGGTGCTATTGCAGGTGCCAAGGGTGTACTGGATGCTTTCAACACCTCAATTGCATCAGCAGACTTCACATCATTTTCAAATGGTTTGTGGTCTGTCTATGAGGCAGCAAAAGCTGTTCAGGATGCTCTTGACCAGTTGAACAACACAACCATAGCTTATGATTATAAGTCCAAGCAGAATATGACTGCCTTCCAGGAGGCTTACAATGTGTTCAAGGATCCAAACTCAACAGCACAGATGAAGGAGGATGCCAAGAGACAGATGAAGGAAGCTGTGGATGCCCAGTTTGGTTATGCCGCCAATTACAGTTCTGCTCTTTACAAGACATATGTGTCTCAGGTAGTGAAGAAGGCAGGTGGTTCTAATTTGAGACCAAATATGGTCACTATGTCTCAGTTTGAGAGAGCAATGGAGATTGATTTGAGTGCCAATCCTGAACAAGGAAGGGAAAGTATCAACAGTCAGTACCAGGATTATTTGAGAAAGTTGAAGGAGTATGGTAAGAACAACGCCCCTGCCCAGTATGATTTACAGAAGAGGTACAAGGATGTTATTGCTATCCATGCTATGTTGGAACTGATGAAGGATGATGAACTCAAAGGTGTTGCCCAGCTTCTTACTGGTATGGAAGAAGCAAAACAGCAGGCTCTTTCTATGCAGAAGACTATGAACAGGGCTCTTGGTCAAGGAAGTAGTAGTAATAAGAAACCAGCACCAGTAATCAAGGAGACTAAGGAAGAACTTGAAGAGGTTGATCAGGTGATAGACACAGTACAGGCAGGTTCCAAGAAGTTCTATGATATGTTAATGACAGAATTAACAAAAGAAAGGGATGAACTTGAAATAGGTACAGAAGCTTGGAAACAGAGAAATGATATGATTAGAGACCTGTCTAAATTACTTTCACTTCTTGATACAAATGCTAA